CAGGTGGCCCTTCAGGGGATCATCGCCATGGGCGCCGTTCTGGCGGAGATAGTCATCGCTTCGACGATGATGAACGGGAACGTGGCGGGCGCGAAGACGATGGCTCTCATGGCCGCGTCGCTCGTCCTGCTGGCCGGCAGCCTCAAGATTCTCGGGTCTATGCCGTGGCAGGCTCTGGCCCTCGGTCTTATCGGTCTGGCGGCGGGGCTCGGTATCATCATCGCCGCGGGATTCCTCGCCGGGAAGAGCGCCGCTGGATTCCTGGTCCTGGTGGCCGCCATTAAGGCCATCGGCTTCGCGATCATCGGCGTGGCCGCTCTGCTGACCGCAATCACCGCCCTTCTCGCCGCGATCGCGGTGGTCGGCGCGCCGGCGTTCGCCGCTCTCGCGGGGGGCATTGTGCTCCTGGCGAACACGATTCCGACGATCGCCAAAGCGGTGATGGACGGATTGATGGTCATTCTCCAGTCGATCATCGACAACAGGGAGACGATCGCTCAGTCGATCGCCGCATTGATCATCGCCCTGTGCGAGGCGCTCGTCGCCAGCATGCCGTCCATAGTGGCCGCTCTCGGAGCGCTTCTCGACGGGGCGATCCAGGTGCTCGTGGAGTACATCCCGAAGATCGTCGCCGCCGCCATCGACATCATCATCGCCCTGCTGGTGGCTGTGGGGCAACGGGCTCCGGACTTCGTGAACGCCGCTGTGAATCTGATTCTCGCGTTCATCAATGGAATCGCCAGTCGAATCGGCGATGTCATCGCCGCGGCGTTCAACCTGATCATCTCCTTCATCGAGGGGCTGGCCAACGCGATCGACACGTACGAAGGTCGCCTCCGTGCGGCCATCGGCAAGCTGATCCGGGCCATCGCCAGGTTCATCGTCAACTCCGGGAAGGATCTCCTCAAAATCGGAGGCGACATCATCGGCGGTATCGTCAAGGGCATTGGGAACGCGGGCCACAAGATCAAGGACAAGATCGTGAGCTTCTGCCAGGGCGCGTGGGAGAGCGTCAAGTCGTTCTTCGGAATCGCATCGCCTTCGAAGCTCATGGCGGAGGTCGGCAAGAACGTCATGCTCGGCGCCGCGAAGGGCATCGAGGACAATGGAGACGCCTTCGTCGACGAGACGGTGATGGCCGCCAAGAACGCGAAGGACGGCTTCAACCGCGCCCTCTCCGACGGATTCGACGCGGAGTTCTCGTCCTTTCAGCCCACGATCGTCCCCGTTGTGGATCTCACGGAGGCGCGAAAGGGCCTCGAGGCCATGAGCGGCGACATGGTCGACGTCGGCGCCAGGATGTCCGCGGCGCTTCCCTCCAACGGAGCGAACGCTGAAGCCTCTCCGGAGGAGCGACCCGCCGGCAGAGTGGTGAACGTCACTCAGAACAACTACTCCCCGGAGGCGCTCTCCGAGTCGGAGATCTACAGGCAGACGAAGAACCTGGTCAGCAGACTCGGAGTCGAATGAAGGAGAAACATGCTGAATGCAGTCACGATCCGATCGAAGAACGGAGCGACTCTTCGAATCCCTCTTCGAGACTCGTGGAGCTCAGACGTTGTGATCCTGAAGATCGACGGATTGGGCCCCGTGAAGAGTGATATCTACATCACGAATTACGGGGCCCAATCGGGCGGGTACTACAACGGATCGCGTGTGGGAACCCGGAACGTCGTATTCACGCTGGCTCCGCAAGGGGACGACGTGGAGAAGATTCGAAGGAGTCTATACCGGACATTCGACGTGGAGGAGGAACTGTCTCTGGTCTTCGACACGAATTACGGAGAGTATTACCTTCTCGGTTACGTCGAGTCCTTCGAACCGGATATTTTCAGCGCCAACTCCACGTACGTCGTCAGTATTCTGTGTCCGGATCCGTTCTATACGGACGCCAACTCCGTGATGAGCGAAGTCGCATTGCTCTCCAATCAGACCAAGTCCTTCGAGTTCCCATTCGAGAATCCGACATACGCCGACGAGATCGAGTTCGGAACGATACTCGATGAGTCTTACGGCGTGGTGGAATACCGCGGAGACGTTCCTGTGGGTATGGTCACGACCATACGTCTGAAGGGCGACCCCGGTGGGTACGTTCGCTTCGAGGGCCCTCGCGGCGCCTACGTTCAAGTGGGTAACCCCACCGGGCTGTACAAAGAGGGCGGGAAGATCGTGATCTCCTCGGTCTCGGGTTCCCGGTACGCGTATTACGAGTATCGGGGAACGAAGACCGATATGGCGTGGACCGCTTGGGATCAGGGATCATGGCCCATTCTGTATCCCGGGGAGAATCGCTATCGCATCCTTCTTCAATCCGGTAAGAGCGCGGAGGTCACTCTGTCGTACAACAACAAGTATCGGGGGATTTGACGATGTTCATGATCGAACTCGGAACCCGTTGGACCGCCGCCGGATCGCATGAGAACGACACTCTGATCCTGGACGACTACTATTCGGCGTCGTGGACCGAAAGGTTCGACGACGTCGGAGAAGCCCATCTGGAACTCCCCATCTCGTACTGGCCGCTGGCCCTTCATGCGAGGAATTACCCGAACGGACACTATCTCCATTTCTCCGAGAGCGATCGAGTGATGAACCTCGAATCCGCCCGCGTCGTGGTGAAGCATGATGAGCCCAGGGTCATCCTCAACTACCGGGGGGTGGAGAACCTCCTGTCATTCCGGAGGGTCACGATCGGTCCCATGGGTTGGATATGGGCTCCGAAGGCGAACCTCAGGAAGACTCTGTTCGACCTCATCAAATACGAGTTGAACGATTCGAGTCTCTTGCAGTACCTGTCGCTGGTCAAGGACCCGGCCATAGCCGACGAGTGGCTTCGAGTCGACAACCTGGATTTTCAGGTCGGAGACACGGTCCTCGATGCCATGAAGGCGTCGTGCTCTCGGAAGAACCCGTTCCGTCAGCGACACGGTTTCAAGCTCGTCACCGACGGGGCTCAGCGGAATCACTGGACACTCAGCCTCATACCCGTGATCGCACCGCCGACTCTTCCGGATTTCACGGACGCCATCGAGTCGCTGGAGTTCGGCATCTCCACCTCTGAGTACGCCAACGCGGCTTTCGTGATCGTCCCGAAGATCGAGGAGACCAAGACTCCGGGAAGCGCGGTGTACAACGACTATCGCGTCGTGGGGACCACCACGTATCGCTCTCCGACGTACAACGAGAGCAATGTTCATCACTGGAATCGCGTGGAGAAGGTGATAAAGTACACGATCGACGGCATGGGGTACCAGGAGGCGATGGCCACTCTCAGTCGAGCCACCGATGTCTGGTCGCAGATAGGAACCCCGAACGACGAGGGCCAGGCGAAACGCATCATCCAGTCGCAATCCAAGATCAAAACGGTGGCAACAACGCCCGCGACCATCAGCGACCGTTTGAAATACGGGCGGGATTACGAGCTCGGGACTCTGTTCACCTGGGTGCCGTACGCCGATAAGAGTGATATTCGCGCCGCCAGGTTCCTGGAGGTTCCGCCCATGGAGGCCCTGGTGGCCGAATACACGTGGACGTTCGATCAGAGCGGCGTCAAAGGCACTCCAGGATTGAGAATGTGAGGATCTATGGGACAGAAGAGCGGTTTCTTCAACAGCGTCAACGGAGACCGACGATATAACGCCGAGGACATCGGAAGGATGTTCGACGGCATCATCCGCGACGGCGTGTTCGCCAACTACAAGGAGGCGTTCGCCGTATCGCCAGGGCCCGGTCTGTCGGTCAAAGTCGGGTCCGGGAGGTGCTGGTTCAATCACAGGTGGTACGAGAGTGATGAGACATTCGTTCTCGGATTGAACGATGCGCACAACACGTATTCGCGCATCGACACCGTGTGCATCGAAGTCAATGAAGCCGTGGAAGCGCGTTATGCGCGTTTGCGGATCCTCACCGGAGTGCCGTCGTCCGCACCGGCGACCCCCGAGGGGGAGAACACGGATACGCTTCACCAGTACCCGATCGCCATGATCACGGTGAAGGCGAACGCCTCTTCGATCGACGCGACGGTCATTCGTGATAATCGAGGGGGGTCGGCGTGTCCGTGGGTCGTCGCTCCGGACACTCGAATCGACACCGCCAAGGTGTTCGCCGACATCCGTAAGGAGTGGGAGACGTGGTTCTCCGGCGTCAAGGAGGCCGCTCTCAATCCTCCTGACGCGAATGTGGAGCTCGCGACTCTTAAGAAGTCCGTGGCGACGCTGTTGCGGAAGTGGGATCCGGTCAACATCACGCAAGAGGCGCCGGACAGCGCCTCCGCCGTGGCGTTCATCAACAGGGCGTTCGATGTCAAGAGTGTCCCGTTCGCAGGATTGAGCTATGCCTCGTTCGGAACGGAGCCGTCTCTTCACAACATCCTGTTCCGAGGCAGGCTTCTCGGGGAGACGATGAACACGGCGCAGCAACGAGCCATCAAGGACGGTTCTTTCACGGATCTTTGGATCGGGGATTACTGGCTTCGGAACAACGTCCGGTATGTGATCGCGGGATTCAACTACTGGCTCGGGCAGAGCGGGATATCGGACAACCACATCGTGGTCCTCGCTCAGAACCTGTTCAACAGCGTTCAATTCAACACCGGTCCGATGAACAACGTTCGAAACACGTCCATCATCTCGAACACCATCGAAACCGTTGGACTCAACAGATTCAAGGACGTGTTCGGATCCGACAAGCTCATGCGTCGTTCGCATAATTACGCGACGGGGTTCGATGATGGCGCCGGCATCCCGAACAACGTCTCCGCTGCGAACGTTCTAGTCAGTTTGATGCAGCCCCCGATGATTTCGACCTCCGGGGTCGGGGCGATCATCCGCGACAACTACACGATCAACTACTTCAACGACACCATGATTCTCCCCCTCTTCATCTTGAAGCCGGACTGGAGGAACACGTTGTTGAACCACTGGTTGAATTACGTGTACAACAAGAACTACGCGTCGGTGGTCGGGACCAACGGCTCGATCTCGGCGGTCGGCGTCACGACATCGGCCGCGTGCTATCCGATCGCCGCGGTCAAGGGGTGATATTCTATTGCTCCCACATCACATCGAGCTGATGCTCACCGTGGCAGGATCGGTGCTCGCCTCCTCGGGCTTCTGGGCCTGGCTTACGAGGAGGACGAGCGACCGGAGCGCCACACGGGAGATGATACGAGGACTCGCACACGATCGGGTCGTCCACGTCGGGAAAGGGTATATTCGACGCGGGTATTTGACTTTAGACGAGTACGAGGACTTCATGGAGTACCTCGCGAGGCCGTACCAGAGCATGGGCGGCAACGGTCTCGCCGAGCGCGTCATTCTCGAAGTGCAGCACCTCCCAATCTATCCGGACTACAAGAAGGACATCGGATGAAGAACAAGACATACGACACCCTCAAGTGGGTTGCGCTCGTGGCGCTCCCCGCATTCGTGACATTCTTCCTCGCGCTGGCCCCGCTGTGGAACATCCCGAACGCGCAGGCCATCGCGGCCACCATCACGGCGTTCACGACGTTCCTGGGGGCGCTTCTGGGCGTCTCCAGCGCGAAATACACGCCGCCGACCGATGGAGTGCTCAACGTCGTGTCCGACCCCAGCGTCGACGCCCCGGCCGAGGTGAGCGCCGCCCTGAAGGAGGAGCCCGAGAAGCTGCCTTCCACGATCTCCCTCAGGGTGGTCAAGTCCCACGTCTAGGGGATATTCACTCAGCCCATAGTGAAGAGTCAGTCTTCGAAAGGAGAAATCATGACTGACGACAGCCCTAGCTACGAGGACCTCGCCCGCGAGATCCGTACGAATATGGCCGAGGACGGCGATCCCGCAAGCGACCGCTATACCTCCCTGCTCCGAAACCTCTCCGAGGTCGAGAGACTCAAGAAGGAGGCGCGCGTCAAGCGCCTCTCTGAGAAGATCGACCCGAATGTGGTCATCAGCGCAGGGGGATCCATTGCGGGAATCCTCCTCGTGATTCGCGCGGAACGCTGGGCGGTCCTCACCAGCAAGGCGTTCAGCCTGATTAGCAAGATCAGGATCTGATTCTTCGCCCCATCCCCCCTGTTCGACTAACAACGTCGCAGGGGGGATGGGCACTCGGACCATATTTTTCTCGGCGCATGGTGAGATACACACCTCTTAGAAAGGAGGAACCATGCTCGAGATCCTGGCGTTTCTGCTCGTCCTGATCTGGCTCGTTTCCGATAAGAGGCCGTAGTAGCCTCCGCTCCGTACTCCGCAAGGGGTACGGATCTTGTGATATTTTCACTCACCCCATAGTGAGATACACGTCTCCCCATGCATCACCCGGTGCATGGGCCTTCCGAGAGGAGAACGCCAATGTCCACCGCTTACGAGCTCATCATCCAGTTCCCGGACAAGCCCTCCAGGGCCGAGTTCGAGAAGGCCCTGACCGAGAAGAACGTCCTCCACCTCCTGCCCGAGTTCGACTACAAGAACATGGTCCGTGCGACCGTCGTCAGGAAGGACCGCTGATCATGAACACTGACGGAGTCTACGACATCACCGGAATCAGGCTCATCTTCGACTACGGGGCGATCCAGGATCGCAACAAGTTCCAGATTCGCATCGAGAAGTACTACGGTCCCAATGCCATGTGGGGGGTTGTGAACCGCTCCGAGATGGGCGGGTACCCCTGCATCGACATCTCGGTCCCCCGGGATATCTTCCTGGCGACCGCCATGGCCAACATCGAGGACTGCGTCAAGCGGGCGGGGCGCGCCGATGAGCCCGTGCCCTGCGGACAGATGATGCTCAGGAGGTACTGACACATGTTCATCCGACCGGCCGTTCAGATCATCGCACGTCACGCCCCGCAGATCCTCGCGGGGCTCGCAGTCGTCGGCGTCGGCGTCACCGCGGTTCAGGCGGCGCAGGGGCACCTCGCAGCCCAGGAGGTGCGATACGAACTCGGCGAGAGTCGCGGCGAGACCCTGTACAACATGCTGCGAGCCCGGTGGAAGTGCTATGCGCCGGCCACCATCACGGGCATCCTCACGATCGCCTGCGTCATCGGGGGGACGAAGGTCTCCCTGGTCCGCCAGGCGTCGCTCGTCAGCGCTCTCGGACTCATGAAGTCCTCTCACGAGAGGCTTCAGAGGTCCGTCGAGGCGCTCCCCGAGGAGGCCCGGAACGAGGTGCGCTCCCTCGCCGCGAAGGACTCCATCGCGGCCGGAGAGCCGCCCTCCGGCGCCCTGTTCGTCGGGAACGGGGACATCCTCTGGCAGGATGCGTTCACCGGGCGATACTTCACCGCCGACAAGAACAGGGTCGACCAGGCGGTGAACTCGGTCAACCACGCGCTCATCCACGGCGACGCCATCTCGCTCAACGAGTTCTACGAGCGAGTCGGGCTCGAGACCGTTTCGTCCGGCGACGAGCTCGGATGGGCGATCGGAGGCCCCCTCGTCGAGGTGCAGACCGTCGCCGCCCTCTCGAGGGACGGCAGGCCCTGCGTCTCCCTCGATTTCATCACCCCGCCGCGCCCGCAGTGGTGGAAGATCGGCTGATATTTTCACACAACCCATAGTGAAGGACACCCCTACCCGAAAGGATACTCCAATGTCCGACAACCAGAACCCCGACACCCCGACCACCACTGGTCAGGAGGTCGCCACCACTTCTGCGCCCACCCTTGGTGAGCGCGTCGACTCGTGGGTTCGTTCCCACCCCCGCACCGTTTCGACGGCCAAGGCGGTCGGTCGCTTCACGTTGTACGTGGGCGGCACGATCGGCGCCCTGGCCCTGATCGGGGCGTTGGGAAGCGACCCCGATGAGTCTGACGACGCCTACGAGGAGGACGAGGAGGAGTGACCGACCCCCGACACCGTCAATCGCACGGTGTCGGGGTTTTCACTCGTCACATGGTGAAAGGAAGGTGATATTCACCATGAAGCAGAAGCACCTCTGGATTCCCCGCCTCCTCTGCAAGGTCGGGTCGACCGCAACCGGCATCGCCGTGTCCACGGCCTTGACCGCCGCCTGCCCCCCAGCGGGAATGCTGATGACCGCAGTATTCCTCACCGGAGGGGCGTGCGCCGGCATCGCCGTGAGCAAGCCCACCGAACGCGAACTCCTCTCCTTCGCAGGAGAGGTCGAGGAAACCATCGAGGCCGCAAAAGCGGCACTGAACCACTGACCATTCAACCCCCATGCATCACCCGGTGCATGGGCCTTTCGAAAGGAACACGCGCATGTATCGTGTCAAGCTGAAGTACGAGGACCCGTTCAACGATGACAGGATGATCGAGGAGGAGCTCCTCTTCAACCTCACGAAGGCCGAGGTCATGCTCGCCATGACCGATGACGACTCCTTCCTCCACCTGCTCATGGCCCTCGACGAGAAGACGGTGACCGACCTCCAGGTCGTCAAGGCCATCACGGAACTCGCTCTCGCATCCTACTGCGAGCGGGCGGGCAACCGGGTTATCAAGAACCCGGCACGCAAGGCGGCGTTCAAGACCTCACCCGTGTTCGACGCCCTTCTCGAGCACCTCACCTCGAAGCGGGAGAACGCCGTCGCGTTCGTCACGGGCATCATCCCCCGTGAGGCCCGTGAGCAGGTCGCCAACCTCCTGGCGGCGAAGAAGTGAGCGGCGACGTCCCCATCCGCCCTGGGGACGGAGAGATCGAAAGGGCGGTCGAGTCCGTCACTCCGAAGGGGGACGGCGCTCCCATTGCGAGGGCGCGCGTCGTCACCTCTCCGGGGAAGCGGATCCTGAGGGGCGTCTTCGCCTCCTCCCTGGTGGAGCTCGGCTCCTACGTCCTGTTCGACGTCCTCCTTCCGGAGATCAAGGACCTCATCGCCACCACGGCCACGAGCGCCGTGGATCGGGCGATCTACGGAGACCGAGGAGGGAATAGGCCGCCTGTCGGAGGACGGGTCGTCCCCATCCGCCGGGGCGGGGGGTGGACGGAGCGGACGAACTACACGTCCTTCTCCACGCCCTCCCGAGCCGCACAGGAGCAGCAGCCGCCCTCGAACGAGCGTCCCTCGTACAAGGATCTCGAGTACTCCTCGAGGGAGGACGCGGGCGCCGTCCTGCGATATTTGATCGACGCCATCTCCGAGTACGGGACCGTCACCCTCGGCGACCTGTACGACAAGAGCGGTGTCAGTGTCAAGCCCGTCGATCAGCGATGGGGTTGGCGCGATCTCAGCTTCGCCGGTGTGCGACGCTCTCGCGGCGGGTTCGTCATCGACCTGCCGCAGCCCGAGTTCCTACGATAACCTATTGACGGGGCGCCTGCGAGAGATCGTGGGCGCCCCGTCCAACACGTCATATTCTCACGAAAGGACACAACCATGTCACTCCCGGTCACCATCGCGAAGGGAATCGGCGTTACGACGTTGTTCCTCGTCCGGAACGCGCCCACCATTCTCACCGCGGGCGGCGTCTGCGCCATGATCGGCGCGACCGCCACCGCCGTCAAGGAGTCCCTCCGCTACCACGAGGAGGTGAGCGAGCCCGTCATCACCGAACTCGTACAGGCGGAGAGCGACGGCGACGAGAAGAAACGGGATGCCGCCAAGTGGCGTCTCATCATCAACACCGCCCGTCGATACGCGCCCACCATCGTCCTCACGGCGGCGGGCATCGCCATGATCTCCGCGGGGCACGGGATCATGCTCCAGAGGATCTCCGGGCTCTCCAGCGCCCTCGCCCTCGCGTCCTCGAAGGTCGGCGCGCTGGAGAAGTACCAGCAGATCACCGATCCGGACGGCAACAACCCGCACACCCACCCCGAGGTCAAGGCCAATATGCGGGAGGCCGTTCGCCACGTGCTCCCTGACGCGGACGTGCACAACTGGGCTTTCATGCCGTCCAACCCCAATTGGACGGACTCGCAGACCACCAATGAGTTGTTCCTCGAGAGCATGGAGCACTACGCCAATGACCGCCTCGAGCGGTACGGTCATCTGTTCCTCAACGAGGTTTACGACATGCTGGGCATGCCGAGGACGCGCCTCGGGGCCGTCATGGGATGGCTGAAGGACGACATCGTGGACTTCGGCATCGAGCGGCGGTTCGAGCCCCTCGAGGACGCCGATCCGCGAGTGTGGTGGGAGCTGGCGTTCAACGCCGATTCGAACCTGATCACCGCGGAGGTGAAGTGAGATGCCGTGGAAGCTCATCGTCACCGGTCTGATCGGAGTCGCCGCGGGCGTCGGCGCGGCGGTGGTCGCCATGCGGGATATTCCCAAGCGCCTCGAGGAGAACGAGAAGCTCACGTGGCACCACGATGACCAGATCGCCGCTCTTGAGGCCCGGCTCACCCTCATCGAGGAGTCGCCGAAGGTGAAAGAGCTCGTGACCGAGGGCATGGTCGATCCTCCGAAGAAGGAGGTCCCCGAGAAGTACAACGATCTGGTCGAGGAGTACGCCCCCTCCGACGAGCCTCCGTCCGAGGTCGAGACCCTGACCGATATCGACGGGCTCTCGATCGAGGACTACGAGTTCATCAACTCGTCCAACGATCCCGTCGACGAGGGCATGTGGGACGTCAAGTACGACGCCGCCCACGACGTCCTCTACGACGAGGGCGGAGAGGATATTTCGGCGGAGAAGTCCGCCCTCCGCGCGTTCCTCGCGCAGTGGTTCCAGGGCGACGCCGAAGCGCGCTACGCCGAGATCGGGGAGAACGGGCAGGACACGCCCGTTCGCGTCATGATCGTCCCCGACGAGTACGGGGAGGCGTGGTATGACTGATGACGAGGTCGAGTACTACGAGGAGATCCTGGACACGGTCGACCCCCGCGGCGACCACATCACACTTCTCGAGATCCTCGCCAGTGAGCCGTTCCGGTCGCGCAACCTCGGCGACCGGAACCGATCCGACGACGTCCTCTACTACCGCGAGGAGAAGGGCGTACAGATCTTCGAACCCCCGTCGGTTCTCGAGGTTCTGTACGTCTTCGCCTTCCGGCTGTACGAGGCGGATGACAGCTCCGATCCGCTCTGGTACTTCTGGTCCATGCTGCGGAACGCGGGACTGAAGAAGTACGACGAGAGCGCCTTCGAGAACCCCCTCGCAGTGAGGGAGGTCAGGAAGCGCGTGCACGAGATCGGCGCCTTGCAGTACGGCGCCGACGGAACCGGGGGATATTTCAGAATCACCCGGGAGCACTACATCGACGATGTTCTGATCACGGACATGCGAAAGATCCCGCTGTGGGATCAGGCGATGGCGTGGTTGGACGACTAGCAGGAGAACGCGTATGGACTTCTATTCGCTGCGCACGCGCAAGCGGAAGAACGGCACGATCGCCGTATACCCCGACTATCGGGTGGGTCGCTCGAACGACCTGATGGTTCGGGGGAAGTCCTTCTACGCGGTATGGGACGAGGAGAAGGACCTGTGGTCGCGGGACGAGTACGACGTCGCTCGTTTCGTTGACGCGGATATTCTGAGGACGGTCGAACAGCTCAGGGAGGAAACCGATGACGACACGCCGGTCGTCGGAGAACTCCTGAGCGACTTCTCCAGTGGCCACTGGATGAAGTTCCAATCGTTCCTCAAGAACGTCGGGGACTGCTCGATCGACCTCGATTCCTCCCTCGTCTTCGCCAACACCCCCACCTCAAGGGCGACGTACGCCAGTCGACGGCTTCCGTACGCCCTTGAGGTGGGGGACATCTCCGCCTACGACGAACTCATGGCGACGCTCTACGATCCCGACGAGCGCACCAAGATCGAGTGGTGCATCGGCTCGATCGTGGAGGGGGCGTCGAAGGATATTCAGAAGTTCATCGTACTGTACGGCTCCGCCGGAGCGGGCAAGTCGACGGTGCTCAACATCGTGCAGCAGCTCTTCGCGGGTTACTGCACGACCTTCGACGCGAAGGCCCTGGGGTCCTCTCAGAACGCGTTCGCCACTGAGGTGTTCCGCACCAACCCTCTGGTGGCGATCCAGCACGACGGGGATCTCTCCAGGATCGAGGACAACACCAAACTCAACAGCATCATCTCCCACGAGGAGATGATCATGAACGAGAAGTACAAGGCGTCCTACTCGGCGAGGGCGAACGCGTTCCTCTGGATGGCCACGAACAGGCCCGTGAAGATCACGGACGCGAAGAGCGGTATCATCCGCCGTCTCATCGACGTGACGCCGAGCGGGCGCCGTCTCCCCGCCGAGCAGTACATGGCGATCCAGAGGCGGATCCCGGAGGAGCTCGGGGCGATCGCTCATCACTGCCGGGAGGTGTTCCGGTCGATGGGGGCTCACTACTACGACCCGTACCGCCCTACGGAGATGATCCTGAAGACGGACGTCTTCTACAACTTCGTGGAGGACGTCCAGTTCGATATTCAGGATGGAGTCTCCTTGCAGAGGGCGTACGACCTCTACAAGAAGTACTGCGACGAGGCGCTGGTCGAGTACCGCATGCCGAAGTACAGGTTCCGGGAGGAGCTCAAGAACTACTTCACGGAGTTCCATGAGCGCTACCGGGACGGGGACGAGCGCATCCGGAACTACTACACCGGTTTCCGGGATGACAAGTTCAATGGACGGGAGAAGTCGCCCGAACTTGCGAAGGAGAAGTACTGGCTCTCCCTCGACGAGGAGAAGGGCGCGCTGGATGATATTCTCGCCGATCGCCCGGCCCAGTACGCGGGCGATGACGGGAATCCCACCACGAGATGGGACGACGTCGGGACGACTCTGAAGGAGCTCGATCCGCATCGCCTTCACTTCGTTCGACCGCCGCTGGACCACGTCGTGATCGACCTCGATATTCGCGGCGAGAATGGGGAGAAGGACCGCGCCTTGAATCTCGAGGCTGCGAGTCGGTTCCCGCCCACTTACGCGGAGTTCAGCAAGAGCGGCGCCGGCATCCATCTGCATTACGCCTACTCCGGCGATATTTCGGAGCTGTCTCCGGAGTACTCCGAGGGGATCGAGATCAAGACCTTCCGAGGGCGCGCGAGCCTTCGGAGGATGCTCAACGGATGCAATGACATTCCGGTGACGACTCTGTCCGAAGGGGCTCTGCCGAGGAAGGATAAGAAGCAGGTGCTCGACCAGGCGCAGGTAAAGAGCGAACGGGCGCTGCGCGAATTGATCATCCGGAACCTCAGGAAGGAGATTCATCCGGCGACGAAACCGTCGATGGACTTCATCGAGAAGATCCTCAACGACGCTTACAACAGCGATCTCTCGTATGACGTTTCGGACATGCGGGGGAAGATCATGTGGTTCGCCATGAAGTCGACGAACCAGAAGGAGGAATGCCTCAAGATCCTCATGCGCCTCAAGCTGCGCAGCAAGGACGTGGAGAAGGGGGAATACGCCTCGAAGCCGATCGAGAACACGAGCACGGACGACATCGTGTTCTTCGACATCGAGGTCTATCCCAACCTGCTACTCGTATGCTGGATGGTGGATCGGGACGGTGCCGAAGTCGTACCCATGGTCAACCCCTCCAAGGAGGAGATCGAGAGGTTGCTTCAGAAGAAGCTCGTCGGTTTCAACAACCGAAAGTACGACAACCACGTGGTCTACGCCCGGTATCTGGGCGAGTCCGTGGCGTCGTGCTATCGGCTGTCGCAGAGACTCGTCCACAACGACAGGAACGCCACCTTCATCGAGGCGTACAACCTGTCGTACACGGACGTGTACGACTTCTCGACGAAGAAGCAGTCGCTGAAGGCGTGGGAGATCGAGCTCGGTCTTCCGCACAAGGAGATGGACCATCCCTGGGACGAGCCCGTGCCCGATGATATTCTCCCGCACGTGATCGAGTACTGCGCCAACGACGTGCGGGCCACTCGAGAGGTGTTCCACCATCTCGAGGCGGACTGGGAGGCACGGCAGGTGCTGGCGAAGGTGGCCGGCCTCACGGTCAACCACACGACCAACCAGTGCACCCAGCAGATCATATTCGGGAACGATCGGCGTCCGGCGTTCCATCACCGGGACCTCTCGAAGGACTTCCCGGGGTACGAGTTCTCCTACGGGAAGTCATCGTACCGGGGGGAGGATCCGGGCGAGGGAGGGTACGTCCACGCGAAACCGGGCATCTACAGTAATGTGGCCCTGCTCGACATCGCGTCGATGCATCCGCACTCGCTCATCGCCATGAATGTGTTCGGAGACACCTATACGGCGCGTTTCAAGGCGATTGTGGACGCCAGAATCGCGATCAAGCACGGGGATATGGAGGCGGCCGGAAAGACCCTTGACGGGGCTCTCAAGCCCTTCCTACAGGGCAATTTGAAGGCGCTCGCATATTCTCTGAAGATCGCGATCAACAGCGTGTACGGGCTCACCTCTGCGAGGTTCCCGACACGCTGCAACGGTATGAACCCGGCCAACAACCCCGACAACATCGTGGCGAAGCGGGGTGCCCTGTTCATGATCGACCTCAAGCACGCCGTCGAGGAGCGGGGAGGCATCGTCGTCCACATCAAGACGGACTCCATCAAGATCGCAGAGGCGACTCCGGAGATCATCGAGTTCGTCAACGAATACGGGCGCAAGTGGGGGTACACGTTCGAGCACGAGACCACGTACGACCGCATGTGCCTCGTGAATCGGGCCGTGTACCTCGCCCATGACAAGACGGGCTGGCACGCCACTGGAGCCCAGTTCCAACAGCCCTACGTGTACAACCACCTGTGCGAGGGGCGCCCGGATCGCCTTGAGGACTTCGTCGAGAAGAAGCAGGTGATCAAGGGCACGTTCTACATCGACCACGGAACCGAGGAGGCGCCCGACAGGCGCTTCGTCGGACGGGTCGGAGAGTTCATCCCGGTGAACGAGGAGGGCGGAGGCGGCGCTCTCGTGGTGAAACGGGATGAGAAGTTCGTCTCCGCCTCCGGAGCGAAGGGATATTCGTGGGAGGAGCGCGCCGTGGTCGAGCGGTACGCTGACGAGAGCGACAGGGACCCCATGTCCTTCGTCGACAGAAGGTACGCGGAGAAGCTCCTGGATGACGCGTACGCGGCGATCTCCAAGTACGGGGACGCCGAGGAGTTCATCAACGGCGGTAGAAAGGAAGAGACATGCGCCGATACGGATTCTGGAACTTCATCGGGGACGCCATCCTGACGATGTTCAGCGGAGGACTCTGGCTGATCTGGGTCTTCGTGCGGGAGATGCGCCAGCGCTAGAGTCACAATTTTAACAAGGGGGATAGTGAGATACCCACCCCGAAAGGAAACTGCAATGATTGACTTCGTCATGGCTATCGTGAAGACCGCTATCTTCTTCGTCGGCATCTTCTTCTCCATTGTCCTCATGGGCAAGAGAGGAAGGGCCGTCCGAGAGGCGGTCCGCGGTAACGTCATTATCGTCGACTCTCACACCCCCCGCAAGTGACTCTCACCCCCCATACACCGCCCGGTGTATGGGCCTTTCGGGGCGGGTATCTCATACGATCGAACGAAAGGAAACTGCAATGCTTCATCCTCTCGCTCTCCTGGGAGAGCTCGTACTCATGACGATCGGCGCCATTCTCCTACAGGAGGGCACCGCGAGGCCCACGAAGAGGTCGGTGACCGTGTCCGTACTCATGGTCATGCTCTCGGCGACCCTTCTCGGGTTCGGAGCCACCACGTTCTGCATGAGTCTCGGCTGGCTCATGCACGGCTTCATCGGGGCTTGCGTCGGCCTCGGTGTCTCGGGCATCCTCGTCTACATCATCCTCAACACCACGATCGAAAGGAACCGCTGACATGGCAACCGTGTACACCGTTAAGAACACCAAGTTCATCTTCGGAACGAACTTCACGGGCGCTCCCACGCAGTTCAACCCCACGGGGGAGAAGCCCAACTGCAACATCGTCCTCGACGAGGAGACCGCGGCCATGCTCCTCGACGCGGGGTTCAGGGTCAAGACCACGAAACCGAAGGACGACGTCGAGTACGTCCCTGAGCACTACCTCAACCTCAAGTGCTCCTTCGGCGGCCTCGCGGATCCCGACATCCGCATGGTCCCGTGCCCTCCGGGCGAGGACCCCAGGGAGTGCCAGCAGATCAAGCTCACGGCCGACACCGTGGGCAACATCGACACCGCCCGGGTGGCGCGCGTCGATGTCTCGTTCGCCGACTACCACCACCGCATGGGGGTCAGCGGATATATCCGCAAGATGATCGTCGTGGTGGTTCCGGACGAGCTGGACCTCGAGTGGGGGTTCTGATGGATGAGACCACTATCGCCGTCTACGTCTCCGGCAGCGAGACGGAACGGATCCCGGCGATCCTCAGCCTCTTCGGAATGAGGATCGAGGACATGGGGTTCGTCGGGAGCGTCGGCCCGACTGGATGGTGGATGATCTGCCCGGGCGTCAGGTGGATCGTCCCGTCGTACAAGCACCCGGACAAGATCGCCCTCGCCGATAACCAGGCCATGGTGGATGAGGACGGCGTCTACCACCTCGTCTGGATGACCAATTGATCGGCGAGGTTTTCGTGGAGACCCCGGACGGGCTCGCATACGTCTCGAACATGGGGCGCGTGTGGTCCGTCCGGGCGTCCGCGTATCTCAAACCCCGAATGCTCGATCTGGGCAAGGGGTTCGATTGGCACGTCCATCTGGGCGGGCTATGGCGAAATGTCAACGATCTGGTCAGGATCCTCCACGGCGAGGATCTCGATCTCTTCTGGACACCGCCGACATCGACCGAGCCGCCGTTCGGTCGGAGGAAGTACCGGGGTCCGGTTCGCGACCTGGACACCGGTATCGTCTACAAGAACATGTGCGCCGCGGCGGAGGCGCTCCGAATCAGCCCGTCGATGGTCAGCATGACTGTCGCGGGGAAGATCAAGAGACCACGTTACCGTCTTGGAAAGGAGACATCATGGCGGTCCTGAACTACACCACCGAGTCCGGAGGCAGGGGACGTCTCTATCAGAGCGTCAACCTCGGCGAGCTCTGGAGGCTCTACGAGGAGCGCGGGGTGAGTGAGATCACCATCAACCCCACCAAGGGAGTCATGACGATCGTCGTCGACGGCGCCCGGTGGACCTGGTACAACGGATCCGACGTCCTCATCTTCTCTGACCGCGTCGGCTTCCACGGGGTCTTCCCCGGGGCCGCCGGAAGCGGTGACGAGCTCGAGAAGCGCTTCGGGCTCAAGTTCGTCTTCGACAAGCACTGATCGGAAAAGGAGAACATCATGAAGTGCTGCGCCATCGCGACCGAGGGCCACGTCAGCGTCAGTTGGGGGGTCGACAGCTCCCCCGAGACCTTCCTCGAGGAGATGCGCAAGTGGCCCGTCATGCCCACGGGGAAGGTGACGGAGGACGGCAAGGGCGTTGAGCTCTCGGTCTTCTGCGAGGAGGAGAACCACATGTGCCTCACCCGCAGGTCCGTCTACGACCGGGTGATCCGTCCGGGCGACGAGCTGGAGCGCGTCGTCGAGCTGGATGAGCGGGGCGAGATCCCCTCGAAGAGCCCCAGGGCGCACTTCTCGTTCATGCGGGGGTCCGCGAAGTTCACCGAGAGCGAGATGTGGCGGAGCGGGTGGGAGCCCGGCGGCGTCCTCTACAACCTCTACGATCTGCGAGACCTGCGCGAGATCTCCTCGCGATTCTGGACGGGTTTCGTGGGGGTCGACTGCGAGAAGGGGACCGTCTCCATCTGGGGGAACGAGGGCGGCTGCATCGCCGAGAACCTCGAGGTGACCCCCGACAGCGGACTCCACCGCAGCCCCTTCGGGGAGATCGAGATCGGATCCTACAGGGCGCTGCTGAAGAAGCACGACCACTCCGGGCGCGAGAACGAGGTGGAGGAGAGGACCCGCATCAAGAAGATCATGAACTCCGTCTGGGGCGTCAGCGCCGCCAATGTCATCCAGAGGCATCCCACGAAGACCCTCTCGCTCAGGAGGGGCAAGAAGGAGACCCCGTCGGAGTTCGCCCGCGACCTCTTCGAGCTCCCCGAGACCCCCTTCGTGATCGGACGCGACATCGAGGACGACGATGTCGTGGTCATCCTCATCGGGGGCGAGATCCGGTACATCCGCCGCGGGCACGGGATCGACGTCGTCTGCAAGGACGGGGACCACTGGTCCTTCAAGAGCGAGAGGGCGTACCTCCACGGCTTCGACGGGTACGCCTGCCGTGTGACCATCGTTCACGAGAAGGAGGTGGGGCGCTACTACGCCCCCCAGACCGTGGGGGACCTCCGGAAGATGGCCCAGGACCCGAACATCGCGCACATCACGCATGAGGAGGGTCTCACGACCTTCTCCGTCGGCGTCATCGGCAACGACGTGAACCTCCACGTCAAGGACCACGGCGGGATCGTCGTCTGGAACGACGGGAGGAAGCCGACGTTCGTCAAGAACGGGGAGGAGCTCGGCGACGGGCTCGCGTTCGCGCCCATCGAGGCCCGAGCATGAGCGAGGAGAAGTTCAAGCGCGTCGCCGGAGGGGAGGTCATCCTCTCCTCGAAGGGACGGGCCTGGAACCTCCGCGGTGCGCGCCACATCCGGCCCCATCGGGTCGACGGGAAGTGGGTGGTGAAGTACCACGGGGAGGAGCACGACCTCAAGAGGCTCGTCGAGAGGCTCTTCGGCTGCGAGCTCCCAGATGACTGGGCTCCCAGCGAGAAGGGCGACCCTCCCGAGCGGAGGCGTCTGCGCAGGGGGCCTGTCCGGTGCCTTGAGACGGGGGTCGTCTATCCGTCGCAGTCCGCGGCGGCGGAGGTCCTCTTCCTCTCCCCCAGCATGGTCGGCAAGACCCTGCGCGGGATGTACAAGAACCCCACGTATCACTTCGAGTACGCCAGTGCCGACGACCTCCCCATCGAGGGTGAGGCTGCGTCCGAAGCAGCGTGAGGCTCTAGACAAGATGCACGACGGGTGCGTCCTCATGGGCGGGGTGGGCTCCGGCAAGTCCATCACGGCCGTCGCCTACTGGCGGAGGGCGCACCCGGATCGTGCTCTCGTCGTGGTCACCACTCCGGCGAAGCGGGATTCCATGGAGTGGGAGGCGGAGATCGCCAAGATGGGGGCTTATGAGGCCCCTTTCGAGGTGGTCTCCTGGAACAAGATCTCGGACGTGAAGGACAGGACCGGCTGTTTCTTCGTGTTCGATGAGCAGAAGCTGAGGGGATCCGGGAAGTGGGCTCAGACCTTCCTGAAGATCTCCTCGAAGAACGACTGGATCATGCTCTCGGCGACGCCGGGCGACTCGTGGAAGGACTACCTGTCCCTGTTCCTCGCCAACGGATGGTACGAGAACAAGACCGACTTCTACGAGAAGCACGTGATCTGGGACCGGTGGGCGAAGTACCCCAAGATCAAGCGGTACGTCAACGAGGCCCGATTGCGGAGACTGCGCTCCCGTCTGCTCGTGGAGATGGGGGATGATCGTGCGACCGAGCGCCGCTTCGTGGACCACTGGTGCGATTACGACCGGGAGTTCTACGAGAAGATGACCAAGAAGCGGTGGGACCCCTACGAGGATGCCCCTCAGAGGGACGCAGCGGCCCTTTGCAGGGTCCAGCAGCGCATAGTCAATACCTCCCACGATCGGCGGGAGAAAGCCCGTCAGATCGTCTCTGAGACGCCCAGGATACTGGTTTTCTACTCCTGGGAGTACGAGCGGGACATCCTTCTCGAGATCGGGGAGGAGCTCGGTCGAACGGTCACCGAGCGCAACGGGCACAGGCACGATCCCGTGCCCGATTCGGACGAGTACCTCCACATCGTGCACTACTCGTCATGCGAGGCGTGGAACTGCGTGTCGACGGACACGGTCATGTTCTACTCCCCGTCGTACTCGTGGTGGATGGCCGAACAGGCGTTCGGACGCATCGACCGCATGAACACCGCGTACAGGACGCTGTACTGCCACAGACTCCTCTCCGACTCGACGATCGGCAGGGCCATCATGGACTGCCAGGCGAGGAAGGGGAGGTTCAACGAATCGGCCTGGAAGGGCTGAGACCGCGCACAGCGAAAGGAGAACATGATGCGCGACAACGAGATGACGAACGGCGTGTACCTGTGGACGGACGCCGGCCAGTTCGGCGCCCACCTCACCGAGGGCGAGGAGAGGGCCCTCACCGCCGTCTTCCACTACTTCCCCGTCACGGACGTGAGGTGGACGTCCTTCGTCCACTTCCGGCCCGCGCACTGCGTCGGCAACGCCGATGAGATCCGGAGGGCCATGGAGGTCAAGAACAACTTCATGAGCGCCATGGAGAAGCTGGGTATCCGCGCCGTCGGCTGCCCCTTCGACTGGGACGAGATCCGCGACTGGGTGCAGCCCGGGAACGTCTGGTCGGTGAGCCGGAACCACAGCGACAGGGGGTACCCGAGGTTTCAGCACGGCGCATGGTGAAGGAATCCCCTACCGAAAGGACCCCTACCGTGAACCACTGGCTCGACAGCAATCGCCGTAGGATCTACGTCTGCCTCAGTGGTCTCATCAGGTATCACCTCTGAGACCCTTCGCTCATACCTCGCAAGGGGTATGAGTTTTTCGCATGGGGGATAGTGAGATACCCCCTATCAGAAAGGACACTCCCATGTATGTCATCTCCGCACCCTGGATCGACTTCGTCACCTCTCTCGCCCGAGACTTCGACGAGGACTCGCTCTGGAGCCTGCTCACGCAGGCCCGGGCGCGGTTCCAGACCCCTCTCCGTTTCATCTACTTCACCCTGTTCAACCTCTTGGCGAAGTTCGCTATGAGGCGGGAGCCGAAGGTCTGGACCGCAGACCGGCGCCTCGTGTGGCTGACCCCTGTGAAGCCCCTCGTCCTCTCCAACCGGGAGAGGTGGCCCTACGCGATTCTCAGCCTCGAGCTGGCCAAGATGAAGAGGGAAGTCAACAACCTCTGAGACTCAACCCATGCCCACAAGCGGCATGGGCTCTTGTTTTTCGCCAATTGTGCAACAGAAACCACAATTTTAACAAAGGTGATAGTGAACCACCAACCTCAATTCGAAAGGATCACTATCATGAACAACACCATCAAGCTCAGCCCCCGCGCTTGCGTGCTCATTGTTCGTCTGGACTCTCTTGCGACCGCCACCAAGGCGGCTCGTGAGGAGCTCGAGATGACCAGTGTGCTTCGCATCAAGCGCCGGAAGGAGCTCAAGACCATGATCCGTGACTTCACAGAGGAAGGGGCCCGTGCACTCCACGAGCTCAACTCAATGGCACTCAACCCCTACGCCTGAGTCGAGCTCGGTAGCCGCACGGGCTACCTTTTTTCGCCCGGGTCATAGTGAAGGAAACCCCTACTTGAAAGGACACCCCATCATGGAACACTGGCTCTGCGGCTCCTGCCGTGCCGACCACCGAGACATGATCGTCCGGTACAACCTGACCGACAAGGACCTCCGTCGCGCCCTGCGTGCCATGCTCAAGTACGAGCGCCTCCCCTTGTGGAAGAAGCTCTATTCCGGGCCCCTCTACGCCATCAGCAATACGCTGGCGGGGTGGATGCTCGGAAAGAGTCTCCGCATGTCGGAGGACTGCGCGTACGTCGACGTGGCCGAGGGGCGAGACAGCAGTCCCTACTACGTCCCGTTCCCGGACACCCTGTCACCCCGGCATCGCAAGATCTGGGCCTACACCTATGTCAATGGGCTCCTCAGGTACAACTGAGACCCTTCGCTCATACCTCGCAAGGGGTATGAGTTTTTCGCATGGGGGATAGTGAGATACCCCTATCAGAAAGGAGCACATCATGCTCTGCCTCATTCGTTTCTCCGGCACCGACTACATCGCCCACCTCTCGTTCAGGGAGTTCGTGGACGCGACTTGCGCTCGGGACTTCTACGGTCCCGCGATGAAGCTCACCGACATGGATGACGACGTCTTCTTCCGCCCCATCGTGCGCCCCGCGTACATGAGGGACGAGAAGGTCGCCTATGTCGCCTACGAGCGCATGCTCGCCTCCATGCGGAAGATCCGAGCCAAGCTCGTGTCTGCGTACAACCTCGACGAGGACACCGAAGCGATGCTGCACGGATGGAACATCGAGGAGGTCAAGCCCCTCAACTGATCACTCTCAGGCGCATGCCCCACACGGGGCATGCGTTTTCGCCATGGGCCATAGTGACAAGCACCTGCACTTGAAAGGACTCACCATGCCCGACATCTTCGCCTTCGGCGCCCCCAACACGGGATCGCTCTGGCAGGATTACATCGTCGCAATGGCCTGGTACCACACCGAAGAGTACCTCCTCTGGCTCATTGCCAAGGGAAGGACCGGCAAGAACATCGTTGCCAACCTCACCATCGCTCTGGAGGACCGTATGGCCCGAAAGGCGATGGCCGGGGAGCGCCACTCGTTCAAGAACGGAATCCTGACCTGGCACAGCCAGTGGGGGGACGTCACCCTCGATCGTAGGTACAAGTATCCGTACGCGATGATGGCATTCTCCCAGACACTCGTCTTGAAGAGGGTCGCCAAGACCGTCAAGTGACCTCAAGAAGGTCTGTCGCCCTGATTCACACGGATCAGGGTTTTTGCGCAGATGGGGCTGGTGGGATTGGTGTTACTCGGCAGGCGTGATGACGTCTGTTCGCTGTCGGCGTAATGTAACAGTTAGGTAACGGTTTGGTAACGAAACGGTAACGTTACGGATGTGACAGATGGGGCTGGTGTGCGTGGAATGTGACAACGCCCGAATGTCAGTGAGGGTTGGCCCACTTTTGTGGGCCATTGGCCCAGTAAAGTGGGCCAGGACTTTTCGTTGGAATTGCAACAAAATCTCGATGTCGTGGCCCACTTTTGAGCATATACCCTATAAAGTTTTAAAAAAGATAGAGTAGTATATATAGTGATCTACGCCACATCTGGGCCTCCGGAACAGCGCATCTTTTCAAAAAAGTTTTTGGCCATTTTCCTCAAAAGTGGGCCAAAACGAGACGAAACGTTGCAATTCCAACGAAAAGTCCTGGCCCACTTTGCGTTACAAACTGGGCCAAAAGTGGGCCAAAAGTGGGTTCACACATAGTCATAATCATACTCCACATCAGAAACGTTGGAATCGCAACGAAAAGTGGCAATTCGCCTCATCCTCCTCAGCGGTCACTCTAGTTCACTTTAACGATGTTTGAGCATGTTTGAGCAAAGTTCATCTAGTGACCCTCCGAAAGTTTAACACCTGTATACGCCAGTATACATCAGCCCCAACAGCCCCAAATCTCCACTGACATTCGGTAGTTGGGTCTTAAACACATGGGTCATAGTGAAAGGTACCGCCCTTTTGCCCATCGCAAGGGGCATGCCCTTCGCCTTCGACGGAAAGGAGAATCATGTCGAAGCGAAACCCCGAAGGTCTCATCCAGGACGAGATCGTCCGCCACGTCGAACGCCACCTCGGAGGCATCTGCCTCAAGAACGACGCGACGTCTCGTCAGGGCATCCCGGACCTCACCGTCTTCCTCCCCGGAGGCGTTACGGTCCTCCTCGAGGTCAAGAAGGCGCGACCGACGCCCTCCTCGTACCGACCGAATCAACAGTACTACCTCGACCGCTTCAGGAAGATGCGCCACACGGCGTGGACGGTCTTCCCGGGCAACATCCGCCAGGTCAAGGACAACCTGGCCTTCCTCGCCGAGAAGGACGCGGCGTGATCTTCAACCAGCACCCCAAGCTGGAGGGGATGCACGCCTTCCTCTCGCCGAGCAAGTACCACTGGATCAACTACGATCCCACCGCCCTCGTCGAGGCATTCCGCCGGCATGAGGCCACCGCCCTCGGCACGAGGCTGCACGCCCTCGCCGCGGAGCACATCCGCCTCGGCATCCGCATGCCCCGGAACAGGATCACCATCAACGCGTACGTGAACGATGCGATCGGCTTCGGCATGACTCCGGAGCAGCCGCTGTTCTACTCCGTCAACGCGTTCGGGACGGCCGACGCCATTCTCTTCGACGAGAGGGCCTCCCTGCTCCGAGTGCACGACCTCAAGACCGGCGTCACGCCCGCGAGCATCAACCAGCTCCTGGTGTACGCCGCCCTCTTCTCCCTGGAGTACGAGATCCCGCCTTCGGAGTACACCTCCGAGCTCCGGATCTATCAGAACGACGAGATCCTCAAGGTTCGACCGAACCCCGAGGAGATCTCGTCCATCATGGCCACCATCGTCGACTTCGACACCGCCATCGAGAAGATGAAGAGGGGGGACCCCGTCGATGAGTGATCTCGCGCACGCCGGAAGGCCCCACGAGGGCTCCACGCCTCACTCCGGACGCTACAAGTGGGGTTCCGGAAAGGACCCCTACCAGACCTCCACAGACTTCCTCGCAGAGGTCTCCCGCCTCCAGAAGCTGGGGATGAAGGAGACCGAGGTCGCAGAGGACCTCGGGATGAACACCACGGAGCTCCGCGCCAGGAAGACCGCCGCCAAGAGCACCAAGCGCGAGGGGGACGTCGCCAGGGCCCGTCAGATGCGGGAGAAGGGGATGTCCTACTCCGCCATCGCGGAGAAGCTCGGCGTCTCGACCACGACGGCCAAGACCCTCTCCGAGGGCGGCATGCTCGCCAAGAGCGCCAAGACCGAGACCGCCGCCCAAGTGCTCAAGGAGAACATCAAGCAGCACAAGTACATCGAGTACGGCCTCGGCACGGAGATCGCGCTCGACTGCTCCACCACCCAGCTCAAAACAGCCGTCCAGATGCTGAAGGACGAGGGGTACGAGTCCCACGAGGTCTTCATCAGGCAGGTCGGCACCGGGAAGAGCAAGTTCACCACGCTCAAGGTGCTCACCCCTCCCGGAACGAAGAAGTCGGAGGTCATGGAGCACATCGGGGAGATCCGCGCCCCCATGGTCCACATCGACATCGGGGGTAAGCTCACCGGCGTCATGCAGAAGCCCACCCCCATCTCCTCGAAGAGGGTGAAGGTGGTCTACGACGAGGACGGCGGCTCCAAGATGGACGGCGTCATCGAGCTCCGTCGGGGCGTTCCCGAGCTCACCATCGCAAACGGCGTGTACGCCCAGGTCCGCATCTCTGTGGATGGGACGCACTACCTCAAGGGTATGGCCGTTTACGCCGACGACCTTCCGAAGGGCGTCGACGTCCGCTTCAACACCAATAAGAAGCGGGGAACGCCCATGACGGGCCCGAAGGACAACACGGTCCTCAAGCCGGCCGATCCCGACAATCCCAGGAACCCCTTCGGCGCCACGGTCACGCAGCGCCAGTACAAGGATCCGAAGACAGGGAAGAGCAAGCTCTCCGCGCTGAACTATGTCAGGGAGGAGGGCGATTGGGACGCGTGGTCCCGAACGCTTCCCTCCCAGTACCTCAGCAAGCAGCTCCTCTCCCAGGCCAAGAAGCAGCTCAAGGTCACCCGGGACAAGCAGAGGGCCGAGTTCGACGAGATCATGCGTCTCACGAACCCGGTCATCAAGAAGAAGCTCCTGGAGTCCTTCGCCGACGAGTGCGACGCGAAGGCCGTCTCCTTGCAGGCCGCCCCCTATCCGAGGCAGTCCATCCAGGTCATGCTCCCCGTTCCGAGCATGAAACCCACCGAGGTCTACGCGCCGAACTACAAGCACGGCGAACGAGTGGCTCTGGTGCGCTATCCGCACGCCGGAACCTTCGAGATCCCGGAGCTCACGGTCAACAACCGTCACAAGAGGGCCATCGCCAGGATCGGGAAGAACGCCAAGGACGCGATCGGTGTCCATCACTCCGTCGCCGAACGCCTGTCGGGGGCGGACTTCGATGGGGACTTCGTCCTCGTCGTGCCCAACAACGACGGCAAGGTCCGTTCGACTCCGCCCCTTCGAGGACTCGAGGGGTACGACCCCAAAAGGGCCTACCCCAAGCGGGAGGGTATGAAGGTGATGAAGAAGGGACCGCAGACCCAGATGCAGATGGGCCGCGTCTCGAACCTCATCACCGACATGACCATTCGAGGGGCGACCAAGGCCGAGATCGCCAGGGCGGTTCGTCACAGCATGACTGTCATCGACGCCGCCAAGCACGAACTCGACTGGCAGCAGTCCGAGAAGGACAACGACATCGCCGGTCTTCGGAAGAAGTACCAGAGCGGTCCCATGGGCGGCGCAGCCACGCTGGTCTCCAGAGCCAAGTCCCCCGTTTACAGGGAGCAGACCAGGGCCCGAAGGGCCAGTGAGGGCGGAGCCATCGACCCGAAGACGGGGGATCTCGTCCGAGTTCCCACCGGACGAGGGCACTTCGCCAAGATCAAGAGGCCCGACGGAACCTGGGAGACCACCGACAAGTGGATCCCCGAGATGGAGACCATCCCCAAGATGTCCTCCGTCAGGGACGCCCGCTCCCTCTCCTCCGGCACCAGGATGGAAGGGGTCTACGCCGATCACGCCAACGCTCTCAAGCAGATGGCGAGAGATGCTAGACTTGCCTCCCTCCGTGTTGGAAAGCTCCCCCAGTCGAAAGCGGCCAAGGTCAAATACGCCCCCGAGGTCGAATCCCTCAAGGGCAAATTGAAACGGGCCTATGCCGCCAAGCCCAGGGAGCGACAGGCTCAAGTCGTGGCGAACGCTTCTGCTCGTCTTGCATTGCAGGACAATCCGGAGCTCCGCACCGACAAGGACGCCCGGGCCAAGATGGAACGACGGATGCTGGGCGAGGCGAGGGCCAGAACAGGGGCCCGCCGTTACCAGATCGAGATCACTGACAGGGAGTGGAAGGCCATTCAGGAGGGGGCCATCTCCCACAACATGCTCGATGAGATCATCCAGAACACCGACACCGACAGGGTCCGTGCTCTGGCGACGCCCAAAGCCGCCGCCTCGGTCTCAGCCGCTAAGAAGGCCAAGATTCGACTGCTCAAGAATCGGGGCTACACCAACGACGAGATCGCAGAGTCCTGTGGTATGAGTGCTTCATCCGTGGTGCGTCTCATGAAGGACGAGGGTATCTGATGATAGAGTGGGCCGTCACCACGAAGGACAATCCATACAGTCCTTTCACGCAGTTCGATGATTGGTTTCACTACGACATCCTTGCTGAGTACAACACTTGTGCTTACCTCGCCCGCCTCTGGCAGGGCAGCACGGATGCTAGTGAGTTCGATCAATTCAATTCACTTCAATTGGCGATTGATGAACTCGTTGAACTGTTTCCTGAACTTTACATGAAAGTTCAAGAGACTGATTACGAGTGACAGCGCTTGGAAGGAGGCGCTTGCAGAGGGGGGGAGTACCCTCCGAAAGACACCCCCCCTCTGCATCGCCGCCCCCAAGAAAATATCCCCGGTGGGATTCCGCCGATTCGCGATTCGGATCCGCCTCTTCGACCCGGAGAGGGCTTTCTCCTTTCACTTCGCCGGTTCGAGGGGGCAGATCTGAGTCGCGGAAAGGAGAAGGAACGCGATGGAAGAGGAGGAGAACGCCATCGGATCGCCCCCGGAGACCCCGGAGGCGATGGAGACGAAGCTGATAGGGCTTGCAATGCGCAATGCCGAGGAGCTTCTACAGGCCCGGAAGGCCCCAACAACCGTTCTGGTCCATTTTCTGAGGCTCGGATCCCTTCGAGCGGAGATAGAGTTGCAGAAGGCCCTGAAGGAGAGGGACCTCCTCGTCGCCCGTACGGACGAGACCCGGGCCAAGACGGATCGCGGACAGATCGCAGCCGACGCCATCGCGGCCTTCCGGTCCTATCGCAGTTCGGAGGACGCGGATGACTAGGACATATTCCCATCTGATGTCTCTTCCGGGTTACAACGACCGCTTCGACTACCTGAAGATCAAGGGGACCGTCGGCGAGCCGACTTTCGGGTGGGCCCGATATTTGAACCAGGTGTTCTACCGGAGCCGTGCATGGCGCCGAGTTCGGGATCACGTGATCGTACGGGATTCCGGATACGACCTTGCCCACCCGGATCATCCGATCGCCGGGAAGATCCTGGTGCATCACATGAACCCGATCACTGAGGAGGACCTGGATTCCCGCAATCCCGATATTCTCGACCCGGAGTTCCTGATCGCAGTGTCCCACGAGACGCACAACGCCATACATTTCGGTCTCGACCGACCGCCGATCCCGACGTTCGTCGAGCGCCGTCCGAACGATATGATTCCCTGGAGGTGAGATGACCGTACTATCCGACGTGAAGCAGTATCTCGGCATCGACCCCGAGGATACGACCTTCGACGCCGACGTGATGATGCACATCGACTCGGCACTGGCCGTTCTCAACGATCTCGGCGCCTGCGGTCCTCTCACGTGCACGCCGAAGCTCGAATGGTCGTCGGTGTACTGGGACCCCAGGCTCTCGATCGTCAAGAACGTCGTCTACCTCCAAACCAGACTGGTCTTCGATCCTCCGCAGTACTCGTTCCATGTCGCCCCCCTCGAAAAGGTCCTGTCGGAGTACAAGTATCGGATACGAGACATAGCCGAGGAGGCGAAATGACCGTACTCAAGCAATACGGCATCCCGGGAATGAAGTGGGGGATTCGGAGGGAGACGACTCGGGGTTCGACTCCCCCGTCCAAGAGGAAGCCGAAGGCCGAGGGATCCTCCGTCGAGACCGAGGGCGGACGCAAGCGCGTTCGGGACATGAGTGACGCCGAGCTCCAGAGCAAGATCCGTCGGATCCAGCTCGAACGCCAGCTCGAGTCCCTCATGCAGAAGCCCCCGCCTCCGAAGTCGAAGGGGCGCGAACTCGTCGAGAGCATCTTGTACGACACGGGGCGCGATCTCGGCAAGAAGGCGCTCACTCACATCGGAACGCAGGCCCTCGATCGCGTCATTCCCGGATTCGCCGCTTCTCAGAAGAAGGAGAAGGGGAAGAAGAACGCGACGGTGAACGACGTTCGCAACATCGTCGAGGAGATCAAGAACGCGTCTCAAAATGGGAGTAAGTCCGAGAAGCCGAAGGACGAGAAGAAGGCGGCGAAGGAGCCTGAGCAGAAGCCCGCCGACTCCAAGAAGGATGAGCCATCGTCCCCGCCTCCGCCGGAACCTCCTAAGACGGGCAGGCCCGCACCCTCTGGGGAAGGCTACCCAAAAGGTGGAAGCGGCGAAAGCGATTCTACGCGTAAGCGCCGCTTCTTCGGTGGAAGAGGGCGAAGCGCCGGCCGTGGAGCACGGCAGACGAAGCCCTCGGGGCCCGTCCGCGTTCCCGACGCCTCGGTGCGCTCGATCAGTCGGGAGATCGTCCTTCGGGGTTCGAATTACTGATCATGCTGTCGAACACCGCGATCCCCCATCACTACGCCGAGTTCAAACGCGCCGTCCTATCCGGCGAGATCCCCGTATGCCGGGAGATCTCGATGGAGATGAACCGCGTCGACCATCTGGTGGAGGACCCGAGGTACTACTACGACGACGAGGCGATCGACGGATTCGTCAGATACTGCGAGAACGAGTGCACCCTCTCCAACGGGGACTCCTTCACTCTTCTCCCGTCGTTCAGGGTCTGGGCCGAGCAGCTGCTCGCCTGGTTCTACTTCGAGGAGCAGAGCGTCTACGTCCCCAACGAGAGCGGCGTGGGCGGGCATTACGAAACCCGCCGGGTCAAGCACCGTCTCGTCGACAAGCAGTATCTCATCGTCGGGCGGGGCGCGGCCAAGTCCATGTACTCCTCCCTGATTCAGTCGTACATGCTGAACATCGACACGACCACGACCCGTCAGGTGGTTGTAGCCCCGACGATGATCCAGGCCGAGGAGATCATGGGCCCCATCAAGACGGCGATCGCCAGGGCCCGGGGTCCTCTGTTCGCGTTCCTCACTGAGGGCTCGTTGCAGAACACCACGGGCAATCGGGCCAACCGCCCCATGCTCCACCCCACGAAGAAGGGCATTCAGAACTTCATCACCGACTCCCTGATCGAGGTCCGCCCCATGGCGGTCGATCGTCTCCAGGGGCTCCGTTCCAAGGTCAACACCGTTGACGAGTGGCTCTCAGGAGATGTCCGCGAGGACGTCGTCGAAGCCCTGGAGCAGGGCGCGTCGAAGGTGCCTGGATGGATGATCATCGCGACATCCTCCGAGGGGACCGTGCGCAACGGCGTCGGCGACACCAAGAAGATGGAGCTCCTGAAGATCCTGAAGGGGGAGGTGTACGATCCCCATACCTCGATCTGGCACTACCGCCTCGACGCCGTCGAAGAGGTGGGCGACCCGGACAAGTGGCTGAAGGCCAATCCGAACATCGGGAAGACCATCTCCTACGAGGCGTACCAGCGGGCCGTATCGAGAGCGGAGGCCAATCCCTCGCTAAGGAATGATATTCTGGCGAAAATGTTCGGCATTCCGATGGAGGGGTACACGTACTACTTCACCTACGAGGAGACGCTCGCCCGTAAGAAGAAGGTCGAGTTCTGGCGCATGTCGTGCGCGATGGGGGCCGACCTCTCGCAGGGAGACGACTTCTGCGCCTTCACGTTCTTGTTCCCATTGCAAGGCGGGGATTTCGGCGTCAAGACGCGGTGCTACATCACATCGCACACGTTGAACGCCCTCCCCGCCGCCGCACGCGCGAAGTACGACGAGTTCATCAACGAGGGATCCCTTCAGGTGATGGAGCGGACCGTTCTCGACATGATCGAGGTCTACGAGGACCTTGATCGGTACATCGAGCGGTCCGAGTACGACGTGTACGCCATGGGGTACGATCCCTACAACGCCAAGGATTTCGTTCAGCGCTGGGAGCAGCGCCACGGGGCCCACGGCATCGAGAAGGTGATCCAGGGGGCGAAGACGGAGTCGGTCCCGCTCGGGGAGATCAAGATCCTGGCGTCGGAACGACTTCTCGTATTCGACCAGTCGCTCATGCAATGGGCGATGGGAAACGCGATCGCCCTTACGGACACCAACGGCAACCGCAAGCTCTACAAGGCCAAGCGGGAGCAGAAGATCGACGCGGTCGCCGCCCTCATGGACGCGTACATCGCATACAAGGTCCATCGCAACCGCTTCGATTAGAAAGGAGGGCGGTTGAGCCTCAGATCAACGCTAAGGAAGTTCGAGTCCGTCTTCGACTTCTTCTCCTCGAAGAGGCGTCGAGAAGTCGACGAGGGGGCTTCGGGCAGTCGATACGGTTCGATGCTCTTCAGTCCATTTCGAACCACCGCGAACCAGTTCACCACAAAGCTGTACAACCAGATCGCGATCGACGTCGCCTCGACGACATTCCGGCACATCGAGCAGACAGACTCAGGGGAGTACTCCAAGGATATTCCGTCGTCTCTCGACAAGTGCTTCCGCTTCATGGCGAATGTCGATCAGACCTGGTCGGCGTTCCTTCGAGACGTCGTCTGGACACTCTTCGAGAACGGGCACGCCGCGATCGTCGCCACGGATACCACCGCGAACCCGTTCTACACCGAGGAGTTCGACGTCCTCTCCCTGCGAGTGGGCACGGTGACTCAGTGGAATCCGAGAAGTGTTCGAATCTCGCTCTACAATGACCGAACGGGCCAGCGCGAGGAGATCAACATCGAGAAGGACCTCGTCGCCATCGTGAACAATCCGATGTTCATGGTGATGAACGAGGCGACCTCCGATCTTCGTCGTCTTCTGCGCAAACTGGTTCTTCTGGACGCCATCGACGAGCAATCCGGTTCGGGGAAGCTCGATCTGATCATCCAGCTCCCCTACAGCGTCTCCAGCGAACGCCAGATGCAGCGCGCCGAACGCCGGCGCAAGTCTCTTGAGCGCCAGATGGAGAACAGCAAGTACGGGGTCGGCTGGATCGACGACACCGAGAAGGTCACGCAGCTCAACCGGGCCTCGGAGAACAATCTGATGGCCCAGGTCGAGTGGCTGACCACCCAGGTTTACTCGGCGCTCGGGATCTCCAAGGAGATCTTCGAGGGAACGGCGACCGAGCAGCAGATGCTCGTCTACCAGACCCGGACCCTCAACCCGATTCTCCGTGAGATCGCGACCACGATGTCCTACGCGTTCCTCGGGGAGAACGCCCGAGGCCGCGGACAGCGGATCGCGTGGTTCCGGGATCCGTTCGAACTCGTTCCGATGTCCTCCATGGGCGACCTCGTCCAGGCGCTCACCTCCGCCGAGGTGATGACGTCGAACGAGGCCCGCGCGAAACTCGGCTTCATGCGGGCCAGCGATCCACGAGCGGACGAGCTCGTCAACGCGAACATCAATGCGACGTCCCCTCCGGACGTTCCGAAACCGACGACCGAGGAGGTCTCATAATGGGAGGTAATTCCCGAACTCCCGACTGCGAGGGGTGGGCCACCCGATACGGGGTCCGGTGCTCCGACGGAGTCACCATTGGGAACGGGGCATTCGCCCATGAGGACGGGAACAAGATTCCCGTCGTCTATCAGCACAATCACACCGAGTCGTCCGAGCTGCTCGGGCACGCTATTCTCAAGCACGAGAGCGGCGGAGTCCGCGCCAAGGTGTTCTTCGATGATACCCCGCAGGGGGACAATGCCCGTAAGCAGGTGAGGTCCGGCACTCTGGGTGCCATGTCCATCTACGCCAAGAACGTTCAGCGCCGGGGCAACGTGGTCAGCCACGCGGATCTCGTCGAAGTCTCGCTCGTTCTCCGTCCGGCCAACCCCGAGGCCCGCATCTACGATGTCGCGCTCGAGCACTCCGGCGAGGACGGCACCTACTACACCGACGAGGGCGAGATCGTCATCGAGAGCGGCGAGCCGCTCGTCCTCCAGCACGACGACTCGGATGAGAAGTCCGACGACAAGACCGAGGACGACTCCAAGGAGAAGACCGTCGGGGAGATCTACGACGATATGACCGAGGAGCAGAAGCGAGCCGTCGCGGCGATCGTCCTCGAAACCGTCCGAACCGCCGGCGAGGACGACACCACCGAAACCGAGAGGAAGGACTCCGACGTGAGCCCCACCACCCATAACGTCTTCGAGCGGGGGTCTGATTCCGACCTCAAGCAGGATGACGTCGACGTCGCCGGGGCAGTCGCGGCCATCGGCGCCGATATGAAGAAGGGGATGACGTTCAAGCAGTCGCTCCTTGTTCACGCGGAGAGCTACGGGATCTCTAATCCCGAGATGCTCTTTCCCGAGCCCAAGGATACCGGCGGCATCACCGAGCTCCGAAGGGATCAGACCTGGGCCAACCGGCTGGTCTCCGGGGTCACCCATCTCCCCTTCTCCCGCTTCCGGTCCCGCTACGCGGTGCTCACCGGCGACGAGATCCGCGCCCGAGGATACATCACGGGTTCGCTCAAGTACGACACCGTGTACAAGAGTCTCAAGAGGCAGACCTCACCGACGACCGTCGTCGTCAAGACCAAGCTGGACCGCGATGACCAGCTCGACATCACGACCATCGACATCTGGGAGTGGATGAAGCGCCAGCTCACCATCGACATGAATGAGGAGCTCGCTCGAGCGTTCCTCATCGGCGATGGACGCGACGCCGACTCGGCTGACAAGATCAACCCGGACTGCATTCGTCCCATCCTCGCCGAGGACGACCTCTACGCCCCCAAGTACGCGCTGAGCAGCGACGCCCTTGACGTCAAGACCAACCTCGACCTTCTCGTCGAGGAGATGACCTACATGCTGGACGAGTACCGGGGCAAGAGCGAGCCTCTGTTCTGGGCGCCCAAGCGCACCATCGACCGGCTCACCTGGCTTCGCGACAAGCAGGGTCGTCGGATCTACAGGACTCGCGACGAACTCGCGAGCGCCATCGGCTGCTCCGGGTTCGTCAACGTCCCCCTGCTCAAGGGGGCCAAGATCCAGCTCGAGGGCGGTCTTCGGGACGTGTTCGGCGTTTTCTTCCTCCCGAGCGACTACAACGTCGGCACCGACAACGGCGGTCAGCTCACCTCCATGGAGGGTTTCGACATCGACCACAACCAGCGGAAGGCCCTTCAGGAGACGCGCTGCTCCGGTGCGCTTCGGGACCCCGGGACCGCGGTGATCGTCACCGGCGCCCTCGCTCCCGTCGCCGGCGCCAAGAAGGACCCGAAGAAGTCGACCGATCCTCAGCTCCCTGAGATGAACTGAGCGATCGTGAAATACTTCGGCAGAATCGCGTTCTCCTCTGTCGAAGAGACGTCCCCCGGTATCTTCGTGGAAACTCCCGTCATCCGAAGATACCGGGGGAACGTCACGACCAATGCCCATCGGTACAGCATGGGTTCGGATCCGAACGGAAAGGTGCAGTCCGGTCAGATTCTCTCGATCGTCGGAGACGAGTACGCGTTCGCGCACCCGTTCGATATTCGGTGGGCCGAGTTCGGTGGGGGGAAGTGGCTCGTCGTGTACACGGATATTCGGCGTCCCCGTCTTTACTTGACTCTCGGAGCGCGGTACAATGACGAGGGATGAACTTCATCAGGTTCTCGTTCGGATTCTCGGGTCGAACAATGTGTATTACCACCCTCCCGTGAATCTGAAGATCTCGTATCCGGCGATCGTGTACGAGAAGACGCAGTACTGGCAGGCGTACGCCGATAATCTCGGTTACGCGCGAATCCCTCAGTACCGGGCGACTGTAATATCCAGAATGCCGGATCATCCGGCGATCGAACGCATCCTGGATCTCCGCGGGAGCGATTACGTCTCGCATTTCGTGTCCGAGGGGCTCCATCACGACATCATCGACATCTTCCAATAAGGAGAATCATGGCAGCCCTGGAATGGGATAAGATTGAGAATCGGACCGGTGAGAACGGCGCCGATCACGGCGTCATCTATCGACTCGATGCCACCGGAGCGTACAACAATGCCGAGGTCTGGGACGGTCTCACCGCGGTGAACATGTCGCCCGAGGGCGCCGAGGCCCAGAAGATGTACGCCGACAACATCCTGTACGGCACTCTTCGCGGCGCCGAGACCTCGAAGGGCACTATCGAGGCGTTCCGCTTCCCGGAGTCCTTCCGTGAGTGCGACGGCACCAAGCTCATCGACGCCGCGGTCGAGGGTCTGTACGCCACGGGCCAGCAGAGGCAGCCCTTCGGCTTCTCGTGGCGCACTCTGATCCTCGATTCCAATGGGACCGAGATCGGCTACAAGATCCATCTCACCTACGGTAACACCGCGTCGCCGTCCTCGCAGGACAACAGCACCATTAACGAGTCCCCCGAGTACAAGTCCTTCTCGTGGGAGTTCGAGTCGGTTCCCGTGCCAGTGCCGGGACTGCGCCCCTCGGCGCGTCTCGAGCTGGACAGCCGGAAGGTGCCCGCGAAGAAGATGGAGGCCGCTCTCGACGTCCTCTACGGGCGGAAGACGGATCCCGCCAAGCTCCCCAAGCCGGCGGAGCTCGTGGCCCTCATGAAGGCCGCGAATTAGGAGACCGGGAATGCTCGAGCTGCACCTGCCGGAAGTCGACGGATGGGATGAGGCTGCTGAGGAGTTCGTCAGACTGCCGGCGTTGACGGTGCGGCTCGAGCATTCCCTCCTCTCCCTGTCAAAATGGGAGGGGAGAAACAAGGTTCCGTTCTTCGGACCGAAGGAGCGGTCGACCGAGGAGATGCTCGACTACGTCTCGTGCATGGCGGATCCTGACATTCCGATGACCGTGCTCATGCGCTTCCGGGAGGAAGACTTCCTCAAGGTCAACAACTACATACAGGACAAGATGACCGCGACGACGATCACGGATCACACCGGCACCTCGCCGAAACGGCAGATCGTCACCTCGGAGCTCATCTACGCCTGGTTGACACTCCTCGAGATCCCTTACGGGGACGTGGAGCACTGGCACCTGAACCGGCTACTGACTCTCATTCGAACCGTTCAGGTGCTCAAGGATCCGAAGAAGAACCGGAAACCGACTCCGTCGGCACTGGCGGAGCGCGACAGGCTAAACGCCATGCGGAACGCCGAAGCGGCGAGAAGGAGAGCAAGACGTGGCTAACATCAAGGGCGTGCTCACGGCGTGCCCGACGACGATTCTGGTGAACCCCGTCGTCAACGGGGCGGCGGATCTCAAGAAGAAGCGATTCGCGATCCGCCCCGGCGTCGTGGTGGACATCACGACCGACGACGGCTATTACAACATCGAGTCGAACGAGGGCCAGTTCGACACCGAGATGCGAATGCTCGCCGGAAGCCTCACCCCGGACGACCTCCTCTCCTCCGGGACTGGAGCCTCGGGCGGGGGCTTCCTCCGCCTCGGCGTCACGGACCCCGTTCCCCCGGGAACGCCCGAGGGGACCCTCGTGATCCGGGTGCCATGAGCATCGCGCTACGAGGATTCGCCCACGCCGAGGCGTTCAAGGGTGAGGCGACGACACTGAGCGCCACGTCCAGAGTCGGAGACACCGCCGTCCTCATAATGAGTGGTCAACAGGTGTCCCCCGGCGATCTGACCGTCCCGGAGGGATGGACCGGCGTCGCCCAGCAGCAGATCGTCGGAATCACCCGGTGCGGCTACTTCGCTCGACGCCTGATCACCGATCCCGCGCAGACTCAGGACATCCAGTGGGCGAACAAGAGCCAGTTCTGGGGGGCTCGACAGAACGCGTTCCTGATGATCTTCGACGGCGAGGCCGACGTGCGCCCGGGCGACCCGCCCTGGGCCGAGGGAGTGCCGACCATCGAGCGGGAGTCCTACGTCGTCTCCCAGAGTCACGGTCCATCCGCGAATCCGTTGATGGAGTGGACCGTCCTCGACGGCGACATCGTGTTCACCGGAAAGACGACGGTCTCGACCGAGAAGTCGTGGTCCGCCCTTCGTGTGGCCCGCACGTCCCACACTCCCGTCGTCGGTCCCCCGGGACAGGTCCCCGCGGCGTGGCTCGCGTTCTCCATCGTCAGGCCCGTTCCGGCTCCTTTGCAGAACGCGTCCGTCTACGAGGGCGGGACGACCAAGCCGTGCATCCTCTCCGTGTGGAGGAACCGCGATGAGGTCTTCGCCAGAAGAGCCGGCGTCATGCCGTCCCTGGCGAAGACCACCGCGGCCCTGCTCGCCAAGAGCGGCTTCGTCGTGGCCCATCGCGGAGGCTCCCAGGGCTGGGTCGAGGGAACGGCTCAGGGTTACACCGATTCCGTGGCGCACGGGGTCGACGCCCTCGAGTTCTCGGCCGCGAGGACCGTTGACGGCGTTTGGTTCCAGAACCATGACAACAATCTGAAGTCCCTGGGGGGACCGGATCGCTCGACTTCCACGATGACATGGTCCGAGGTCGTCGAGGCTCTGAAGGGGACCGGGAAGACGCCGTGTCGTCTCGACTGGCTTCTGGAGCACTACGGGGACGGCGTCATCGTCTTCGACCCGAAGACCTCGTTCGCCCGTTACGACGAGATTCATGATATTTTCAAGAATCGTCGCGATCGAACTATCATGAAGTTCTTCGGGGACAACAAGGCGTTCTTCCAGGCGATGAAGCTCCGCGGATATTCGACCTGGGGGTATGCGTATCCGTCGTCCGTCGGTTCCGCATGGTGGAACGATTTCGTGAACGGGGCACACATCGACATCCCCTCGATGTCGTGGGATGCGTCGGCGGATATTTGGAAAACTCTGGTGGATACCGGGAAGCCGGTGGTCTCCCACATCACCTCCATCAAGGCGCAGATCGACGCCGCCGCGGCGAAGGGCGCACGGGGGTCCATCGTCTCCGCCGTATCCACAGTACTGTCAATCCAAGTGTAAGGAGAATCATGGCAACCACCGTTCAGTACGGAACTGTCTTCACGACTCCCGTTGTCATTCGCCCGCTGACCGTCAAGGAGGAGGACCTCAAGAAGAAGGGGGTCTACCTCGACAAGACGCGCACCACGGTGAGCCTGGAGGCCGGCATCTACCTCTTCGAGTTCCCGAAGACCAACCTTCCGGTCATCCCCCGGAATATCAGCGGGACCGGCACTCTCACGGTCGACGCCGTCATCCCGTCGTGATCATGGGCAAGCAACCCGTCGTACGAGCCGAGAGGATGGGGCTGCCCGGAACCTCGGCGGTTCTCCGCCCCGGGACGAAGGATCTTCCGCCCTCCGAGAAGACCTATCTCGTCGAGGTCGTGGGCGAGACTCCGGTCGCCGCTCCGATCCGAGTCGGAGGTTCGGTGTCCTACGGGCAGGTGCTCAACGAGCTCGCACCCATCCGCGGTCTCACCGTTGGTGTCATCGGGGACTCCTTCACGGAGGGGGAGAACGGGGTGCCGTCCTATCTGGGGGTGGCCTCGGTCATGTGCAGGGAGCTGCACGCCGACGTCATCCCGTCCTATCAGACGGGGACCGGTTACCTCAGTCCCGGGCAGGGCGGCAGAGCCGTGTTCGGTGACGACAGCCGGATCGACGCCGTCCTCGCAGGCGACCCGGACGTCCTGTTCTTCTTCGGATCGGTCAACGACAGGGCCCGGGGGGACGGCAACGCCGTGGTGACCGCCGCCGAGGCCGCCTATCGGAAGGTGTGGAGCAAGCGACGTGATATTCCCATCATCGTGGCCGGCATCCAGCCGACGGCTCCGCCTCCGACGTTCGCCGACGCCACTTCTGACATCAACCAGAAGATGCGGGCCCTCGTCGAGAGGCTCAATGAGGACTATCCGATCGCATACATCGACCAGATCGGCACCAGCCTCGCCAACGCGACGGCGTTCGTCCAGAACAAGCCGTATTCCGCAGGAGATGTCGTCTACTTCGAGGGTGTCGGCTACGAGTTCCGGGAGAACTGGTCGGGAGCATCCCTGGCGGAGGCGCCCGTCCGGCGCACGTCGATCTGCTTCACGGGAACCGGTCAGGTCGGCACGCCGAAGAAGGACGGGAACAGGGATATTTACCTGCACTCGGACGGGACCCACCCCACGTGGTCCGGATCCGAGGCGTACGGCAAGGCGCTCGCCGCCGAGTTCGCCGTGGCCTACCGGGAGACCTTCTTCCGCCGGCCGAGGACCGAGCACGTCGAGCCTCCCGCACCGCCGGTTCCGAATCCGTTCCGCGACGAGCCGCATCTCGCGGCGTTCAACGCGCATTACTGGGACGAGGATGAAGTCGTCGCATCCGAGGCGAGGCTGCGGAAGGCCATCTCCGATGGAGCCGACGGCTTCGTGTTCTGGGTCCGGAGCACGTCGGACGACGTGCTCGTGCTGTCATTCGCCAACACGCTTCCGATGACGGAGGGGGCCAGCCCCAGCATCAACCAGACGACGCTCGAGGCTCTGAGGGGACTCAAGACGAAGGGCGGGAAGATCGCCACCTTCGAAGAGGGTCTCAGGCTCTGCAAGGAGCTCAACGTCGGGTGCCTCGTGCTCAACGGCGTCAAGTTCCCCCAGGACGGCAGCCAGTCGTGGAACGTGCGCATCGAGAATAATATCGCCGCCGTGGTCAAGACCGTGTTCGGCGATGACGCCTCGAAGTACGTGAAGTTCTACACCGGTCCGACCGATTCCGATGCGCGCACTCGGTACGCGGCAGTCGTCCCGGACGCCGAACAGGTCATCCACTATCACAACGACACCGTCGTCAACACTCCGCCGCCGGCCGGGAGCATCATCTCCTCGGCCAACACGCTCAACGCCGCGTCCGTGACCAAGCTCAAGTCCTACGGGCGCCCGATGTGGTACACGCAGATCGCGAATCGGCATCTGGGCGAGGGCGCGAGGAGTCTCGGTGTCGATTGGAAGGGATTCACCTTCCGAGTGCGCGTTGCGCTCGAAGCCCTTCCGCCGAAGCAGTAGACCCGCTCAAAATAGGAGGTTATATGAGCGATCCACAGGATCGGCAGGAGGCCGATCTCACCAGGAGCGTCGGCGACCCCTTCGAGGACAGGGGCGATGACGTTCCTCAGACGCCGGAGGTGATCGCATGAGCGGTCCCGCCGACGTCCTGTACCACGCCGCAAAGCGCATCGGGTACTACGCCCCGGACGACCCCGAGCCCGGCTCGGAGGCCGGCCGGTACTGGGCCGCCAAGACCGGACAGCAGTGGCTCGCCGGTCCGTCCACCTCGATCTGGTGGTGCATGCTGTTCGTCAGCATGTGCTTCGACGAGGCCGGACAGCTCGACGCCATCGGAGGATTCTCGTACAATACCGACGTCACCCTCGCTCACATCCGGAACCACCCGGATGCGTACTTCGTCTCCGTCGGCGAAGCCGAGCCCGGCGACGTCGTCATCTTCGACTGGGATTCCAGCACTGCGGCGACTGACCACGTCGGCATCGTCGAGGCGAACCTCGGCGATGGGGTTCTCCAAACGATCGAGGGAAACACGTCGTCCGGAGCGTACGGCTCGCAGTCCGCCGGCAACGGCGTCTGGCGACGCCAGCGGTCCTACGGGATCGCCTACGTCATCCGACCCGCCTGGGTCGGAAGCGGCTCCTCATCGGCGCCCGCGGTCAAGCCCTCGTGGTGGATCGACGAGGACGGCGTTTGGGGTGCCCAGACCGGGGCCCGGTTCCGCGGCGTCATGGGGCTCGATGCGACGGCGACGTGGACGGAGGCGTGCAAGCGCTTCCAGACGTTCCTCAACGGGGCTCTCGACGCCTACGAGATCCGCAAGCTCACCGGAGACTACAAGCTCGAGGTCGATGGCGTCGACGGTGAGAAGACCTGGAAGTGCTTCCAGCACTTCTGGAACATGTCCGACATCCCCGGCGACGACTCCCTCCTCGAGGAGGACGGCGTCCAGGGCGTCGATACCACCACGAAGGTCCAGAAGACCCTGAACGCCAGCTGGCACGGGTCACTGGGCCTGGCCAAGGCTCCCTGAGGCTCAAAATGGGAGGAATGGTACTGGAGGCCAAGGGCGGCTTCCCGAAAACCGAATCGTGGCTCGCGAAGATCGGCAAGATGTCAATCTCCGCTCAGTTGTCGCGCTACGGAGAGAAGGGCGTCCGCGCTCTGGCCTCCAGTACCCCCCGACGAACCGGGAAGACTGCCGGGTCGTGGGGGTATGAGATCAGTCAGAAGGGGAACAAGTGGACGATAACGTGGACGAACACGAACATCGTCAACGGAGTTCCCATCGCGCTCGTTCTCGAGTACGGGCACGGCACCGGCACTGGCGGTTACGTCGCCGGCAGGCAGTACATCACCAAGGCGATCGAACCGATAATGAACGAGATCGCGGACGGGGTCTGGAAGGCGGTTAAGAATGGCTAGCGTCGAGTCCAGAGTCGTATCTCTGAAGTTCGATAACAGTCAGTTCATGAGCGGTGTGAAGAGCACCCTCGACGGCCTCAAGGGCCTCAAGCAGTCGATGTCCGAGAAGATCAGCTCGTCTCCGCTCTCGGGGATCGCCGATTCCATCCGGGCCATCGACTTCTCCTCGATCTCCAACGGGGCGTCCGACGCCGGGAACCGGATCGGAATCTTCGCCACCGCCGCAGGGGTGGCCCTGGGCAATCTCGCGTCCAAGGCCGTTGAGGCCGGCGTGAGCATGGTGAAGTCGTTCACGATCCAACCGATCATCGACGGCTTCAAGGAGTACGAGCTCCAGCTCAACTCCGTTCAGACCATTCTCGCCAACACGGCGAGCAAGGGCGAGAACATCCAGACGGTGAACGCCGCTCTGGACGAGCTGAACCGTTATGCGGATCTCACGAAGTACAACTTCTCCGAGATGACGCATAACATCGGAATGTTCACGTCCGCGGGTGTCGGGCTGAAGGATTCCGTGTCGGCCATCAAGGGTCTGTCGAACGTCGCGGCGGCATCGGGATCCACGTCCCAGCAGGCCGCGACCGCGATGTACCAGCTGTCGCAGGCGATCTCCGCCGGCAGCGTGAAGCTGATGGACTGGAACTCCATCGTGAACGCCGGAATGGGCGGCGAACAGTTCCAGGAGGCCCTGAAGCGCACCGCGCGCATGCACGGCGAGGCCGTCGACGAGTACATCGAGAAAGAGGGATCCTTCCGAGAGTCCCTCAAGGACGGCTGGCTGACCGCCGAGGTCATGCTGGACACCCTCAACCAGATGACCGGCGACCTCACCGACGAGCAGCTCCGCGAGATGGGCTACACGGACGAGCAGATCGCCCAGATCCAGCAGTTCGCGAAGGCCGGCCTCGAGGCCGCCACCTCGTACAAGACCTGGTCCGATGTCGTCGACGCCTCGATGGAGGCCGTCGGGTCGGGTTGGGCTTCGTTCTGGCGGATCATAATCGGAGACTTCGAGCAGGCCAAGACCCTGTGGACCGAGGTCGGCAACGCCGTGTCCAACTCGATCGGAAGCATGTTCGACTCCATCAACGGGGTCGCACAGGCTTTCGTCGATCTCGGTGGCCGCGCCGCGGTGATCAACACCATCCGCAACATCGTCCTCGCCGTGGTCCGACCGATCAAGGCGCTGGGGCAGGCTTTCGGCGACGTCTTCACCGGCGGTCCGGCCAACATGCTCGCCACCTTCGCCAAGGGGCTGGAGAAGCTCACCTCGATATTCGTCCTCAGCGAGGAGAACGCGGGCCGTCTGCGCACGGCCTTCGCCGGAATCTGGTCGGTCCTGCACATCATGCTCTGGCCGATCCAGCAGATCGGGAAGCTCTTCGCCTGGGTCGCCAACGGTGTCCTCAGTCTGGTGGGCATTCTCACCGGGGGCGCCACGACCGGTTTCCTCGGAGTCGCCTCGGCCATCGCCAAGGGCCCGATCGCGCTCGACAAGTGGATCTCCAGCCTCAACCCGATCGGGAAGATGATCGACTGGGTGAACGCCAAGCTGGCGGCACTCCGCGACTGGCTCGGACCGAAGTTCACCGGTGCAATCGACGGCGCCAAGGACGCCTTCGGTCGTCTCAAGGACGCCGCCGGCGAGAAGGTCTCCGAGGGATGGGACAAGCTGCGCGAGAAGGGCTCCTCCTTCGCCAGCACGATCGCCGCCAGGTTCGCCCCCGCGGTCGATTCCGCGAAGGGAGCGCTTGACGCCTTCGGCGAGTCCGTCAAGGGCAAGATCGAGAGCGGTCTCACCAGCCTCTCGGAGAAGTCCAAGACCGTTGCGACGATCTTCGGCGAGGTGTTCTCCGGACGAGTCATGGCCGTCGCCCCGGGCTTCGCCACAGCGGTCTACAAGATCGCGGATGCGATGCACCGGGCGTACGAGAAGGTCAAGGAGTTCGCCGGGGAGATGGGGAAAGCCTTCGACGCGAAGGTCGTCGCGTGGGCCGACAAGCTCGCGCAGAAGTTCTCCTCCGTCGGTTCCGCCGTGGGCGCCGCGAAGGATGCGGTGTCGTCCGTCAGCGCTCCGAACGTCGACACATCCCAGGTGCAGGCCGCCGCGACGAGCGCGCAGGAGAGTGCATCGGCCGCGGCCTCCCAGGCGAAGTCAAAATGGGAGGCATTCGCCGACTGGCTCACGACCGAGCTCCCGGCCAAGTTCAACAAGATCAAGCAGGACCTCGCTCCGCTGGCCAACGCCCTCAAGACCGTCTTCGGAGGCGTTGGCAAGGCGATCAAGGAGGCATTCCGCATCGACGAGGGCGACCTCGGCTTCGCCAAGATCATCAACTGGATCCTCGCCGGGGGTCTTGTCGCCGCCATCTACAAGCTGGCCGACGCCTTCAAGGGCGTCAAGGCCCCGATCGGGGCCTTCGAGGAGCTTCTCGGCTCTCTCGGGAAGACCCTCGACGCGACGGCCAATCGGATCAACGCCAAGGCGCTTCTCACGGTCGCCGCCGCGATCGCCATCCTCGCCGCGTCGATGTGGCTGCTCGCCACGATCCCCGCCGACGGGGTGACCAATGCCGGCGTTGCCATCGGCGTCGTCACCGGAGCCGTGGTCGCGCTGATCAAGACGATGTCCGGCATCGCCAAGGATCTCAAGACCGGAGGGGCGCTCGCTCTGATGGCCACGGCCATGATCAGCATCGCCGGCGGCATCCTGCTGGTCGCGTTGGCCGCCAAGCTCCTCGGATCCTTCGATGAGGACGAGATGCTCAAGGCCCTCCGAGCGCTGGTGGTCGTCACCGGAGCCCTCATCGCGACGGCGAAGGGACTCAACGGGATCAAGATCAACCCCACGGCGGGTTTGACGCTGATCGCCTTCGCCATATCGCTGTCCCTCGTGGGGCTGGCCCTCAAGATTCTGGGGAACCTGAGTCTGAAGGAGGCCCTTGAGGGCATGGCGCTCATGTTGTTGATCTCGGTTCAGATGATCGCCATTGCCCTTCTCGCAGGAGACATGAAGAGCACTTCGTTCTTGAATCTCCTGGCCATGGCGATCGCTATGCAAGTCGCGGCCCTCGTGCTCGTCCAACTCGGTCTGCTCCCATGGCAGGTGGCCCTTCAGGGGATCATCGTCATGGGCGCGGTGGTCGCCGAGCTCGGTCTTCTCGCCCGCCTCGCCGGCGATGTCAAGCCGAAGGCGGCACTGGGTCTCGTGGCCGCTGCTGCGGCCCTCCAAATAGCATCGACCGCGATCATCGCCCTCGGTCTGCTCCCATGGCAGGTGG